GAAGCAGATCGAGTCTCGCCAGCGTGCGTGGTCCGAGGCCCGCGAAATGCTTGATCTCGCAGCGACCGAGAACCGCGATCTCACAGCTGAAGAGCGCCAGAAGTACGACCGCATCAACGCCGATCTTGACGAGCGTGCCCAGTTCATCAAGGACGTTCAAGCCGCTGAGGCCCGTGAGTCCGACATCGCAAAGGCGATGGAAGGCCGCGAGTCGGCAGTGCGTCCCATGGCAGCGCCTGCTGCTGGCAACGATGAGAGCATCCTTCGCTCTCTTCTCCGTGGCGAGATCCGTGGCCACACGTTTGATTTTGAGCGTCGTGACATTACCAGCGGTTCAAGCAACGCGCCCACCCGCACCACGTTCTCTGACTTGGTTATTGATCAGGCCCGCCTGGTTGGTCCCATGTTGGATCCCAACGTCGTCACGGTACTGAACACCGCAGCCGGAGAGAACCTCGTTCTTCCGTCCTTGTCGGCATTCTCCACCGCCGCGATTGAGGCAGAAGGCGCAACGATTGATGAGTCGGATCCGGTCTTCTCACGGACGACTCTTGGCGCCTTCAAGTACGCCTTCCTCGTGCAGGTCTCCAGTGAGTTCATCAATGACTCAGCAGTGGATCTGCTCGGCTTTGTCGCCCAGCAGGCTGGCAACGAGCTTGGCTACCGTGCCAACTCGGTCCTCACCACTGGCACCGGCACAGTCCAGCCAAACGGCATCGCCAACGTGGCAGGGTCAGGCGTTACCGGCAGCACCGCAGTCAGCGGCGCGTTCACTGGTGACAACCTCATCAGCCTCATCTACTCCGTAGATGGCGCAGCCCGTCGTATGCCCGGCTTTGGTGTGATGGCTAACGCCACATCCATCGCCGCCATGCGTCAGCTGAAGGCATCCACGTCAGGTGAGTACCTGTTCACTCCGACATTGGATGCTGCTACTCCTGACAGGTTCCTAGGTTATCCGCTGATTGAGAACCCACATATGGCTTCGCCTGCTACTTCGGCCAAGTCGGTTCTTGCTGGTCACCTGCCGTCCTACTACACACGTCAGGTTGGCGGCATTCAGGTCGCGTCGTCTACGGACTACGCCTTCAATGCCGACCTTGTGACCATCCGCTGCATCATCCGAGTGGATGGCAACCTGCCGCAGACAAGCCACGTCAAGTACTTCCGTGGCGCTGCTTCCTGATCTAACGATCAAACCTAACCCGACTTGGAACGGGTTTCTCTGAACGCTGGTGGCCTCTTGCACGCGCAGGGGCTAAGAGGCCACCAGCACCCTGCGCACAATAGGAGAGAAGTGTGTCAAATGCTCGTAAACCTGCAAGGCCAAATCCTCGATCTGCCCGGCCCAGAAGCACAGCTGCTTCTGCGCATGGGCTACGCCCACGAGATAGAAACCGCGACCCGCTCGCCATCGGCTGGGTCTCGAACGCCCCGTGGGCCGCGACAGGCTACGGCTCCCAAACCGCGCAAGTCACGCGCCGCCTCAAAGACGCCGGCCACGATGTCGGAATCTTCGCCAACTACGGACTAGAAGGCGCATCCTCTGAATGGCTCGGGATTCCCGTATGGCCTCGAGGCGCTGAGCAGTATTCCAACGATGTCGCGCCGGCCCAGATGCAAGAGCACTTTCAGCACTCTGCTTCTGACAAGCCGCTGCTTGTCACCTTGTATGACGTTTGGGTCTTCAAGGGTCAGCAGTGGGACAACTGGCCCGTGGCTTCTTGGGTGCCCATCGATCATGCGCCCTGCCCCGCCGAGGTTGCTCGATGGCTAGGCAAGCCAAATGTCACCCCGCTGGCCATGTCAAAGTTTGGCAAGCAGCAGATGGACAACATCGGCCTTGAGTCGATCTACGTTCCGCACGCCATTGAGACTTCCATCTTCAAGCCCACGCCATTCCTGACCGATGTCACCGGGGAGAAGGTCACCGGAAATGATCTGATCGGCTTTGGCGATGACCGCTTCATCGTGATGATGTCGCTGGCCAATAAAGGCGTCTACCCCACGCGCAAGGCTTTGGCTGAGAACCTCATTGCCTTCCGCATGTTCTCCGACCTTCACGATGATGCCGTGCTCTACATGCACACAGAGCAGCACGGCACCATGGGTGGCATCAATCTCAATGACCTTCTAGCGGCGATTGATCTCAAGCCCGAGAAGGTCAAGTTTGTGGACCAGTACGCCTACCGGGCACCGCTCTCCAATGAATACCTAGCAGCCTGCTACTCCGCCGCTAACGTCCTTCTCAGCTGCTCCAAGGGTGAAGGCTTTGGCATATGCGTGCCCGAGGCTCAGGCCTGCGGAACGCCCGTCATCGTGTCGGACTACACAGCCCAGCCGGAACTGGTAGGCCATGGCTGGATCGTGGATGGCCAGCCTGACTGGGACCCGATGCAGAGAAGCTGGTGGATCACCCCAAACATCAGCGTCATTGTCGAGGCGCTCGAAGAGGCCTACAAATGGGGAGGCAAATCCTCAGAGAAGGCCGTCGAGTTCGCCAAGCAATATGACGCGGACTTTGTGTTTCAGAATCATTGGCTCCCAGCGCTGGAACTGATGACCAAGTGAAGGTTGCTTGGGTCACTCACCACCTGATCAAGGATGAGGAACGCTGGGACGCCCTGCTGCCTGGTCTTTATGCTGGCGGCGCCGAACTCAATGATGCTGTGATGCGCTCGCATCAGCCTGCTGGATATGACGTAGACGTCATCGGCCCAGATGACTGGGCACAGGCCATGGACTACGAGCGCGTAGTGATCACCGGCACTGACAGGCTCTCAGAAGAGGCCATGGTGCAGTTGGCTACCAAGTCACCACTGGTCTGGATTCAGCACGCCCAGCAGCCCGCAGCAGCCCGCAAGTATCTCTTCGAGAAGGCTGCCCCGTTCATCACGATGAGCCGACTCCATCAGGCCCATGAAGCCCGCTGGTCCCGCGTGTCTGATGAGTTTGTCCACTCCCCAGTCTGGGACGTGAACGAGGTCCAGCCGGCAGCCAAGGAACCCTTCGCGCTTTTTGCTGCGCGTAACCATCCGGCCAAGGGCAAGATCAATGCCCGGATTAAAGCCGATCAGCTGGGCATCCCGCTGGTGGAACTTTCCAACGTGGACCGCTCCGTGGTGCTCGAGCACATGGCCCGCGCCCAGTACTTCATCCACTTGCCCAAAGAGTTTGACGCCTGCCCTCGCACCGTCATTGAAGCGACTTTGGCCGGATGCGAAGTGATCACCAACGCCAACCTAGTTGGCCGCCTTGAGCCGGGAGATCCCCGCGAAGTCTTGACCCAGCAGCCCCCCAAGTTCTGGTCCTTTGTCTAGTCCACCCTGCGATAGGAACACCATGAAAATTGCCGTCACCGGATCCGCTGGAACCCTTGGCCGCCCGCTGGTCGAAGAGCTGCGCGCTCGAGGCCATGAAGTCTGGGGCATTGAGATACAGCACCAGACCGATGCCCAAAGCGTGCGGGCCGATATCTCAGACTTCCGTCAGATCCGCCGAGCGCTCACCAAGATCAATCCTGAGTTGGTCTTTCACCTTGCTGCCGAGTTTGGCCGCATGAATGGTGAAGACCACTTCGAGCAGGTCTGGCGCACCAACGCCATCGGCACCCGCAACATCCTCGAGGTCCAGAAAGAACTGGGCTTCAAGCACATCTTCGCCAGTTCCTCTGAGGTCTACGGGGAAGCCGGCGTGGACTGGATCGATGAAGGCCTCCTTGAGCGCAATGCCCAGCCGCGCCTGACTAATGACTACGCCATCTCCAAGCGCGTGAATGAGATGCAGATCCAAAACTTTGCAGACCGCTACGACACTCAGACCATGGTGCTCAGGTTCTTCAACGCCTATGGACCCGGCGAGCGCTACCACTCCTATCGTTCCGTGGTCTGCCTCTTTGCCTATCGCCTGCTGACTGGCCAGCCCATCACGGTCTATGACGGATATCAGCGGGTCTTCATGTACGTCGGAGACTTCATCCCGACACTGGCCAACGCCGTGGACCAGTTCACCCCAGGCATCACCGTCAACGTTGGCGGGGATGAGTTTGTGGACGTGGCAGACATGGCCGCTCAGCTTGTGGAGATCACTGGCGCGGATCCGGCCCTAGTCACTCACCTGCCCTTTGATGCGCACAACGTGACCAGTAAGCGCCCGGACATCTCCAAGGCCGCTGACCTGCTCAGCCATAAGCCCAGCACCACCTTGGCCGAGGGCCTACCGCTCACAGTCGATTGGCTGCGCAAGTATTACCAGATAGGAGAGTGACCGTGGCTTCCCGTAATCGCGTCTCTTCTCGCACGTCTCCCAGCATCGTTGGCTCTGGCCGCATTGCTGCTGGTAGAGCAGTGAGCGCTGCCGCTGGTGTAGTAGCCACCGTGCCCGCTGCCCCGTCCGCGTTTGCGCAAAGCGGAGGCGCACAACAGATTGGAGAAGGTGCGGTCGTGATCTCGTGGACCGCGCCGAATAATGGCGGCGCTGCGATCACGTCCTACTCCATTACCTACACGTGGAACAATTCCGATACGGGAGCGGTGCTAGCAACGTTGCACACGACATCACAGGCCGGGAACTCGTACACAATAGCGGAGGCCGCCTCCCACGGATATTCTCCCAATGCCGCGCAAGCAGGTGCACAGCCACGCTGGGTATGGGGAGACTGGTACTACAAAGTCACGGTCTCCGCAACTAATTCTGTGGGCACTGGAACCGCTGGGGTCTATTCCTTTAGCACGGGAGGCGGTTCGTGATGCGCGTACTCCATAACGGACTCAAGTTCGCCATTGCCCCGCTACCCAAGAAGATCCTTGAGGCTGGCGAGTACGAAACCGAAGACCCCACAGAGATTGAACTCCTGACCACTTTGGCTGAGGCAGACGCTCTCACCATCCTCTCCTAGTAAAGGAACCTCATGGCCGTCAAGCATGGATCCGTCAGCCTCACCACAGGCGCCACCGCGATGCTCAACCTGACCGAGACCGATGGCAACGTGGGCCAGTCGATCATTGTCAGCATCGACAGTGGCACCGCCTACCTTGGCGCCAGCAACGTCACCAGTAGCTCGTACGGCTACCTGCTGACCTCTGGCGTGGCCATCGCACTCGACCTGCCGCCAGACAACCAGGTCTATGGCATCGCCGCCAGCGGCACCGTCACTGCTCGAGTGCTTGCCATCGGAGCCTAAGCATGGCAATCGTCAACGGCTACGCGACTCTCGCGGAGATCAAGGCCGCTTTGCGCATCTCTGACTCAGTAGATGACGCCCTGCTTGAGCCTGCCGTAGAGAGCGCTTCTCGGCTCATTGACGGGCACTGTGGCCGCGCCTTCTGGAACGCAGGAACCGTGACCCGCGACTACGTGCCTAACGACAACTACCTTTGCGAGATCGATGACCTCCAAGGCACGGCAGTCACCATCCGAACCTCCAGCGGCGCTGACCTTACCTTTGATCAAACATGGTCAGTCACTGACTACCAGCTGGAGCCACTCAACGGAGTGACCGCAGGCCAAGCCACGCCGTATTACAAAATCCGCGCCATCGATGACTACACCTTCCCCCGCGAGTTTGGTGCTGCCACCGTCCGAGTGACCGGAGCGATGGGCTGGGCTGCCGTGCCCAGTGCCGTCAAGCAGGCCACGATCATTCAGGCTGCCCGTATCTTCAAGCGCCTTGACTCCCCGCTAGGCGTGGCAGGCTTTGGCGACCTTGGCATCATGCGCGTGGGCCGTGGCCTAGACACTGACGTCGCGCAGCTTGTCGCTGCCTATGTCAAGTATCCGCACGGGATCGCCTAATGCCTACAGTGACCGAGCTGCGCGATGGACTGGCCACCAGGCTGGCCACGATCTCTGGCCTGCGCACGACTGCCACCATTCCCGATCAGGTCAATCCGCCGATCGCCATCGTGTCCCTTGACACCATCGCCTTCGATCAGGCCTTCCGTCGAGGCCTTGACGAATACCGCTTCACCATCACCGTGGTCGTGGGCCGGATCTCGGAGCGCACGGCACAAACTAAACTTGATGGGTATCTAGCGCCCACTGGCTCAACTTCCATCAAGACCGCCATTGAGGGTGACACCAGCCTTGGCGGGAAAGCACAAACCCTGCGCGTCACTGAAATGACAGGCCTGTCCTCGGCAGCCGAGGCAGAAGACATCTACCTGACTGCCACGTTCTCCGTGACTGTCTACGCCTAAAGGAGGCACGCAAATGGCGAAGTACGCCGCAACTGATCACACCATCACAGTAAATGGCTCAGCCTTTTCCACAGCACTTCAGTCTGTGGAACTCATGGTTGAAGCCGCAGAGCTCGAGACCACCGGCTTTGGCACCACGTTCCGCGAGCGCATCGGCGGACTGAAGACAGGCTCAGTTACCTTGAACTTCTTCCAAGACTTTGCCGCTGGTCAGGTTGACGCGACCATCTGGCCGCTCATCGGAAGCAACGCCACAGTCGTGGTCAAGCCCACGTCAGGCACGACAACTGCAACCAACCCGGCCTTCACCGCAGTCTGCCTTGTCACCCAGTACAACCCGTTCAGCTCATCCGTGGGCGACATCGCCACCACATCAGTGACGTGGCCCACCACCGGCACCGTCTCTCGCGGCACCGCATAACCCTCTAACCCTTCGATGAAAGGCCCTGCGCTATGAGAATGAATCTGCGTGTCTCCTACCTTGACGGGTCAGCCGTCGACACCACAACCTCGGCGGCTGACCTGATCAAGTTTGAAACCAAGTTTGACAAGTCCATTGCAAAGATGGACACCGACCTGCGCTACACAGACCTTGCGTTCCTTGCCTGGTCAAGTCTCAAGCGTGGGAGCAAGACCCCGCTCGAGTTCGAGGAGTGGACTGAAACGATTGAGGCCGTGGTTGCTTCCGATGAACCGGCGGCAATCATCCCTTTGGAGATAGCAGCGCCCACTGGCTGATAGCGCACCTTGCCTGCGAGACAGGCATCGCGCCATCTGCACTGCTAGGCGAGTCAGACCGAATGCTTTTCACTCTGGCCAGATATCTCAGGTGGAAAGCCACTGAGCAAAGCCGACCCCGATAGGAGCCAAGTGGACCTCAACCAACGTGTCACCGTCGCTGGATTGGCTGGCACGTTGAAGGCCCTCAATAAATTGGACCCCGAGGTTGCCAAGCAAATTGGCAAGGAACTCAACCTTGCTGGCCGAGTCATACGCGATGAGGCCAAGACTCTGCTTCCTCAAACTCCTTCCCCCCGAATGCGTAACTGGGGAAGGAATGAACCCAAGAGGCGCCTTGGTCGACGGAACTCTGACGGCACAATCAAGGCAGGTTCTTCAAGTGGCTTCCCCGCTTGGAACCCAGCGGCCAGCAAGAAGTCGATCAGGTCTAGCCGTCGTGAGTTTGTGCTCACGATCCAATCCAAGAATGACGCCGCGCTTGAGGTCTATGAATTGGCCGGAACCAAGGGGGGCAAGAGAGGAAGCGGATCCCCACAAGGCCGCGCATTCTTGAACCTGCTGCCAGCGGTCCCGCTCAACCCAGCAAAGAGAATCACCCACGGTCGAGTGATGCGCCGCGCCTTGAGGAAGCACTACCCACAGACGCGCTTGAAGATTATGGATGCCGCCTATAGGGCTGCCTTATACGTGCAGAGGAGTATGCCCTGATGGCTAACAAAGGCATCATTCTCAAGATTGGCACGGAGTACACAAACAAGGCGATGAAGTCGGCTCAGGCCGATCTGCGCAAACTAGATTCAGAGTCCCGCAAAACAACTGGTGGGCTGCAATCTTTCGGGAGCAAACTCTCCAGCTTTGTGGGTCCCGCACTTCTAGGCACGGCAGCCGCAGCAGGGACGATGGCGCTGGCGTTTGCCGTCGAGGGAGTCAAGTCAGCAGCAGCTGAGGAGCAGCAGCTGGCCCTGCTCAAGAACGCTTTGGATAACGTCAACCAGGGCTTCAAGCTGCCAGAGATCTCCAACGCCATTGACAAATTGCAGATGGCCACAGGTGTCCTAGACACTGACCTGCGCCCCGCATTCCAGACCCTTGTCACTGCCACCAGAGACGCAGCTGAGGCTCAGGATCTTCTGAGTCTGGCCGTGGACATTTCCGTGGCGAAGCAGAAGGATCTAGGCAGCGTGGCCACCGCCTTGGCTAAGGCAAGCAATGGACAAGCCAGCGCTCTGACTCGACTGGGAGTTCCGCTTACTGACGGAGCCAAGAAGGCTGGGAACTTCTCCATCGCCGTCGATGAACTGGGCCGCGCTTTTGGTGGGGCAGCCGCCGCATCCGTGGACACCTTTGCTGGCAAAGTCAAACTGATTCAGATTGCCATTGATGAGGCCAAGGAGTCTTTTGGCAAGGGCTTCCTGACTGGAATCGAAACGGGCCTTGGCGGTCTGACGGATCTCAAGGATGGCCTTGTCAATCTTCAGCCTGACTTTGAGGAACTGGGCCGCTCCGTCGGAGAACTAGCCGGGCAGCTTCTGTCTCTGATCACACAGGTTCAAGATCTCTACAACTCTCTGGGCATTTTCAAGGAACTTTTCAATCCAATCAAAAACACAGCCGACCAATTCCAATTCCTTGGTTTGGCGATTGAGACTGTTCTTGGTCAACTAGGCTTTAACCTTCCGCAAGCCGCCCAGTTGACTGAAGAGCAGTTGAGCGCTCTGAATAACACGGACTGGTCTGTCATCACTGGCAATGTCGCCACATTGACTGAAGACCTCAACAATGCTGCCCAAGACCGTGACGTGAATCTTTTCCTCAAGTTCCACGGGGCCTCTGCACCTGGTGTAGGAATCTCCCCGGCTCTGAATGACTTCTTCACCGAACTCTACAAAGCGCAGGATGAAGTCAACGATACTGCTGGCACTGTCACAGAAGCCGCCAAGAAGATTGACCCGTTCAAGGCGTGGTCAGATTCTCTGCGCGACTCAGCAAAGAAAGCAGCAGCCAAGACCAAGCTTCTAGCCATGGGCCTTCCGGCTGAACTTGCTGACTCTGTGATCAATGCAGACGGCTGGAAGAAGGTCTACGCCCGACTCCTCAAAGGTGGCTCTGGCACCATCAAGGACTTCATCAGCACGTGGTCCAAAGGTGCCGAAGGCCAAGCCGCTATTGCTGCTCAGGTCGACAAGATCACGGGCCAAATCAAGAACCGTCTGGACAAGGCCAAGGACGCGATTGATGACTTCAAGAACCTGAGCCGAGACTTTGCTCAATCCATCAAAGACTTTGGCGCGATCTCCACGTTCCAGCCTGACACTGGCGTCCCCATCACTGCCGCTGGCATCACCGCCAACGTGCGCCAGCGCCTCGCCATGGTCCGAGAGTTCTCTAGTGTTCTCCAGCAGCTTCAGTCTGCCAAGGTGCCGCTCAATCAGGCCGCGCTCTTGGACTTGGTGGGCATGGGTCCGATGGAAGGCCTGCCCTACGCCAAGGCCCTGCTCGATGCTGGCGCCTCAACGATCTCTGGCCTGAACAAACTTCAAGGCCAGTTCGTCACGCCTGCCAACATCATTGGCAACATCGGCGCCGAGGCTTCCAGCGGCACGACCATGGCGGCGCTTCAATCGGCCACCAATTTCAACGTCCAAGCCGGCGGCATCAACATCACCGTCAATGGCGAGATTACTGCCCAGACGCGCCAAGACATCGAGGATGCCGTGACCGATGCGTTCCTGCGAGTAGGCCGTGAACAACGTAACCGTGGAAGGGCTGGCGTCAGATGACCGTAGGCACCGCGTATCCCAGTAATGAACCCACGCGAGCACAAGGCAGCTGGGCCGCGTACGGCACCAGCGTGGTGCAGGTATGGGCTACCTATGCGCAGTCCTATCTCAGTGATTCCAATGACTTGACGTGGGTCCAGTCGACTGCCCTGCCCTCTGGTGGTGGGAACTCCGTCATGACATCGGCGCTCGGCGATACGTCAATCGGCACAAGCCAAATCGTCCGTGTCCGAGGAGTGGCCCGCTTTGGTGGAAGCGGAACCATCGCATCCTTCCGCGTGCTCAATGCTGATGGTGGCATCGTCAGCGAAGCAGTGGGTCCAGTAAGTGGCGCGTCAGTCAAGGCCTACGCCGGCAACTGGGCGTTCAATCCCACAGGCGGGACCGTGTGGGCTGCTGGAACCGTAGACGCCATGACGATGCGCACGGCCACCAACTCCACGTCATTACAGGTCCAGCAGCTGCGCCTCGAGTATGACTACTATGCGACCCCGGCAGGAACGCCAGTCTCTGCCACACCCAACACTGACCGCCCTGCCATTTCTTGGACGTACTCACAAGCTGACTCTCTTGCTCAGTCTTCGGCTCACGTGAAGGTCTTTTCCACTGCCGTGATTGGTGGCGCGGGCTTCAACGCTGGCACCTCGACGGCTCTCTATTCCACCGTGGTGGCTGGACCAGGCACCACAGTCACACCTGCCAGCGCGATCTTTGCCAACGCCCAGGTCTATCGGCCATATGTGCAAGTAATCTCTGACTCGTTCTCTATCCCAGTTCGTGGCACGTGGACACCATCGACCACCGCCTACACCGCCTCATTCACTGCTCCCAGCGATCCATTACTTTCAGCAGTCTGGTCAGACACCACCACTGGCACAGCACAGAAGGCGTTTGTCGTCACCATCGCAGGCTCTGCATCGCCATACCGATACAACCTTTTCCGTAATGATGTCCAGATCGTTTCCGGCGCGACCATGTCAACAACCGGGACCACGGTCTACATTGACCGGGGCCGTAACCCTGACAGCATATTCACCCGGTATGCCGCACAAATCGTTACCGGCACCGCCGCCACGCCTCAACTCTCTTCCGGGACAACACTCTTTTCGCTGAGCAACACTTACTCCACCACGTGGGAGATCAGCAACGCTGACGGAACTGCCAGCGTGACAGATTACGCTTCGCCAGTTTCCTCCATTGCGTTCACCAAAGCAGAAGCTAACGCGGTTTTCCGTCCGTTGAACTCCACCAAGTCCGTGGTGGTATCCGGCGCGATGACTGGTGATGACGGAACCATTGAATGGATCACCTCAACGGATTCACAGTGGCGAACGGTCTATGACCTGCTCACCTACCAAGGGCCTCTGCGGATCTCTTCACCGTTCAAGAGTGTTGATGGTGGGCCTGAGACTTACGTGGTCCGGCTCACCTCGAGGGACTGGAAACCTGAAGGCACACCAAGTGGGCCAGTCCGTCGAGTGACAGCCAACTTCGTTGAGGTCGATCCGCTGGACACCTCGGTAGTCTGAGATGGCCTACCCAGTTAGTGCAGACTTCCGCACCTACATAGCGGGCACCCATGAAGTGACCGTGGTGGCTCAGGTCTGTGACGTGTCAGGGAACATCCTTGCCACACTCAAGCCCATTGACGGCAGCGTCAGCATCGACATTGATCGAGCCGTCCGACGTGAAGCCGGGGACCTGCAACTGGTGGACCCTGACGGAACACTGAGGCCACTCAACGTCAATGATCTGCTCAGCCCACTCAACGGATACGAGCTGCGCCTGTATCGTGGCGTGACCTATCTGGACGGCACGAGCGAAGTCGTGCCTCTGGGAGTCTTCAACTGGGCCTTGGCCTCGATCAGCGAAACCAACACTGGCGTCACGTTGAGCCTTGGCCAACTGCAAGACAGGTCGGTGCGTGTCTCACGTGCTCGGTACACCACGCCAGTGAACGTGACAGTGGATTCCACAGTTGAATCAGTCATTGAACTAATCCTTGAGCAGGCATGGCCGGATATTTCATTTGCTGGCGGATCACTGCCAGCCACGGGCAAGACCATCCCAGCGTGCGCCTTTGGCGTGGAAGGCGACTCTGACCCTTGGGAGGACGCCCGCAAACTCGCCGACGATCAAGGCTTCCGCCTGTACTTTGACGCCCTTGGCTTCTGTGCGTTGAGTCCTATCCTCGGCGCAGATGAAGTGATCGCCGTGGCGTCCTATGGCGAGGACTACGGCACGTTCATGCTCACAAGCTTGAACAAAACGTGGGACACATCAGACACCTACAATGGCGTCATCGCCGTGGGCGAAGGTTCCGGGCTGCCCGTGCCCTTCCGTGGCATCGCATGGGACGAGGATGAGAACTCACCCACCTATTACCTAGGCGACTTTGGCAAGCGACCTCGGTACTTTTCCACGCCGCTTCTCTACACCCAAACCGCAGCCGATGACGCCGCACTCAAGCAACTGAAGAAGACCCTAGGCCTGACTGAGAGAGTCACCTGGTCACAGCTGGTAGATCCCAGCCTTGACGTAGACGACGGAATCAATCTGCAAGATTCCGCGCTAGGCATCGACCGGCTCTACCGCATCGACCGCCTGACCATTCCGCTGGCAGCTGGTAGTGAGATGTCCGCTGAGGCAAGGACTAGAAGGGTGACAAGCTGATGGATGTCTCCAGATTCCTTGCTGACTTTTCATCCTCTTCTGCTGGTTCCCGGTTGCGCTTTGGTCAGGCTCGAGTGAGGTCAGTCGACAGCGACCCGGCCTACACGATCACCACGGGCCAAGCAGTCATCGTGCCTTCCACTTCTGAATGGGGAGTCTCAGAAATCGTGGCCCCGTACTTGGGCGAGTACCCGCCGCGCCCAGGTGGATCCTGCTGGTACGTGACCGATGGAGTGGACCGCATCATCATGGGCATGGTGGCACCCGATGGGCCACCTTCTGCCAGCATCTCCCTGACCTCGGCAACCGCCACCACGACTGCAACCAACTCCACCGTGGCCATGACAACTGTGGACTATGACCCGTGGAACATGACCGCCACTTCGGGAACTGGCCTCACCATCCCCGTGGCTGGGATGTACGCCATCACCGGATTCCAAACATATGGCGCAAACGGCACGGGCTTCCGGCAGATAACGCTCCGACGTAACGGGTCAAACCTCGAGTCCGTGAGACTGCCCACCACCTCGGCATCTAACCCGATCATCAATTTGACTATGCCCGGCTATCCGCTGAACAAGGGCGACATCATTTCCATGATTGGCCAGCAAACATCCGGCGGAAACCTCAACATGAACGCCGCTAGTTTGTCTGTCCAATACGTGGGCCGCCGCCGCACCGCAGGCACTGGCGCTGATGTCATGGTGGATGGAAACTTTGCCTCATCTTCACTGAATCAAAGTGGCCTGTCATATTGGTTCACTGAGGTTGCTGGGGCCAGTGCTGCCGCCCTCGACACGACAAACCTCTACTCATCAAACATCAACTCCGTGAAGTTCACGGCAGTCACATCGACGACCAACTACCTCTTCACCAGTCAAAGCATTCCGTGCGTACCCGGCCAGAAGTACGTCATCTCCATCGCACTCAAGGCCTCCGTAGCCATGACTCAAGCCACCGACGTGGACACCACCATTGGACTCTATGGCGCCGGATCAGGTCCACCAAGTGAAGACCGACTGGGCTGGGGCACAGTCATTACCAGCAGTAACACTCTGCCAAATCTGACCACTTCTTACGTGGTGCAGGCCGGTACCGTAACCATCCCCGCTGGAGTCTTCGTAGTCCGTCCAGCCTTCTCCGTCAGGCGCATCGCCGCCAGCACTCAGTCAGTGTGGGTCGGCAATATCAGCATGACTGAAACCATTTCCTAACCCTCTCAGCCTGCGCCCGCTTAGAAGGCTTGACTCATGCCCGAATGGTTAGACACACCAGGAGAACTGCTCACAGTGCTGACCATCGTCAGCGTGTGCCTTGCTGCGCTTCTGTGGATCATCAAGTCACAGATCAGCATGACCCGAGAGTTCAAGCCCAATAGCGGGTCCACAGCTCGTGACGCGCTGGACCGGATTGAACGCAAACTGGACAACGTGGAACGCAAGGTAGACGACCACATCAACTGGCACCTAGGAGACTGACGTGAGATTCATGATCTGGCTTGGCCGCTCACCCATCGCATCGGCTTTCAAGGTTGGCATCACCGTCATCCTTGCCATGGCCGTGGCGGAGTGGACCCAATCAGGCACCATCGCCTTTGACAAGTGGCAGACGTGGGTGATAGCCGCCTGCGCTTCCGCGCTTCCCGTGATCATCAACTACCTGAACCCGCAGGATGGCCGCTACGGGGACGTAGCCGAGCGCACCTACTCACCAGATGGAGACCACTCATGAGTGACGCCAAGACCATCAAAGCCGCGCTGCTGGATTGGGTAGGCCCGAAGCGTCTGGAGTTCAAGCCCGGCTGGGACACTCGAGGCCGGCCATGGTCTGGTGGCTTGCGTGGCGTCATCGTTCACGATCTCGTGGGCGTCGATCAAGGCGCCGTTGATTGGACCTACGCCCAAGCCGAGTCCATGCCGTACTGCAACTCCGTCACCACCGAAGACAAAGTGGTCATCAACTCCGTGCTCAGCTGCTGGCACTCAGGTCTAGGTGGCCCGTGGCCAGCCGTAGGCGTGCCGCAAGATCAAGGCTCCTACTACCTGTGGGGCATCGAGCACACGACGTGGGGCAAAGTCGATGACATTACGGACCTTCAGGCCGAGTTGACTGCCAAGACCATCTGCGCACTCAAGGAGGCCGCTGGTCCCAAGGCGTGGCCAGATCGCAGGCCGTTCACTCGCGTCATCCGTCACGCATCGTGGACCGATGGCGGATCCGAACTGGGCCTGAACTATTGGCTGCGGACCAAGGGCCGCAAGGTCGACACCAAGCGCCCCCTTGCTGACTGGCGCGAGGACGCTCGAGCAATGTGGAAGACCAGGCACTAAGCCATGGGCCTGCGCGAGGAGATCAGTAAAGTGGGCCAGACCCAAGGCCCCAAGTGCGCCATTCACAGATACTCCAAAGAGTTCGCAGAAGAAGCTGCCGACCTTGAAGCGCTCGTTGCTGATGAAACTTGGGTGGCCACTCGACTCTCTGCCGAGTTGCTGCGCGTCCGAGACTGGCGCATCCCATCCGGAGCGATCCTCAAGCACCGCCGCCGGATCTGTGGCTGCTACCAGCGTTTGGCCACCAGCTGATGGGTCTACGGGATGAGATGGCGGCAATGGCCCCACAAGGCCAGATCCCCGTAACTCATATGCTTCCCAGTGGCTGGCAGCCCAGCGTCACCTATCAGCCTGGTGGTGGTGCTGACGTAGTAACGCTTGGCGTTGGTAGTCCACAAGAATCCACGTGGGTGGATGAAGTCCGGGCCATGGGAGTCGTCATCCCTGAAGGCTGGACTGTCCGACTTGTACAAATCAGCCACGATCCAGCAGCGTGGGTCCGTCACGTTCAAGGTGATGACGCCACCACAGAAGCAGTCACGCGCCGCCGCTATGCCGTGGAACCGGCCAAGGCCGTGGCCAACATTGATGACCTACTGGCCAGCATCGGCAAACCTCGAGCACGTGCGAAGACCACCAGCGGAGACTCTGCCTTCATTCACTGCCTAGCAGATTGGCAAGTGGGCAAAGAGGCCTACGGAATGGGCACTGATGAGATCATCGCCAACGTCCTTGCCGGCCTAGATCGTGGCATTGAGCGGCTGAAGATTGAACGCAAGCGCCGACCCATCGGAACCGTGGTGCTCGCAGCTCTGGGTGATCTTTGCGAAGGATCCGCCAGCCAAGGTGGGGCAGTGATGCTTCAGTCAGACCTTGGCGTCACTGAGCAGATCCGCGTCATCCGCCGCTTGCTGCTCGAGCACGTCAAGGCCTACGCGCCGCTGGTGGATCGGCTGATCGTTCCCACCGCACCGGGAAACCATGACCAGCCGCATCGCTTTGGTGGGATCGCTCCTCGAGGTCATGACTCATGGGCCGTGGATGCTGCACTGCAAGTGGCCGACGCTCTGCACCTTGCTGGTGGATATGAGCACGTGGAGATCGTGACCCCCGACATCGACGACTTGACCGTGACCATTGAGGCAGCCGGAACCATCATTGGCCTAGCGCATGGGCACCAGATGAAGAAGGGTCAAGCCCATGCTTGGTGGGCTAAGCAAGGCCACGCCCGTCAGCGCATCGGCCAAGCAGACATCCTGCTGACTGGGCACTATCACCACTTTCACGCTGAGACCGATGGAAAGCGCACCCACATTCAATGCCCCACGGCAGATAACGGATCGCCCTGGTATGACCAGCGCGCTGGTGGCCGCACGGAGTCAGGGACCTTGACCTTCATCACCTCAAATGGCACATGGACCGGGCTGGAGATTCTATGAAAGACCAACGCAGGCAGCTGCTTGAGGATGCCGCCAGACTCATCACCGAAGACCGGAACAAGACCCATGGTGACTACTCATTAGAAGCCGAGCGCATCGCTGATATCTGGTCAGCCATCTGCAAGGAGACCGTCACGCCTGCCGATGTACCGCTGATGATGATTGGCCTCAAGGTCGCTCGAGCATCGTCAGGCCGCATCAATCGGGATGACTTTGTGGACATTGCAGGCTATGCCGCACTGGCGTGGCAGTTGGCCATCGATGAAGGCAGGGACCGGCAATGAGCTTTGAAGCGTGGATTCATATCTCCATCGGAACCTTGACCATTGAGACCGGCATCGACTCACCGCACTACGCCCCCGATGTAGTCCGGGACACGTGGACTCAAGCCATCCGTGGACTCAAGGAGACCATTGAGACCGCCGCCGCTTTGGGCCTAGTGCAAGTGGACTCAGGAGATGACATCGTGGCGCTGATCGAGGATGACGACGACGACTGACCGGACATGAAGAAGCCCCCGTCCTCGTGGCGGGGGCCTTCTCCTTGTTTATAACAATTTTATAACGTGCGGAGCGCCTAATCTGTCAGCCTCAAGAGTTCTGATTGAGTCCCACTTGCGTGGCCCCTCACCCTGAGCCGCGTGAGTGGTTCCGGTAGGTCGAGCCTTCGGCGGCATCGTCACTCCCTACCGGGACCGCTCTCCAAGTGGGTGTGGAGAGCACTAAGGGGAGAAGCAATGACTGGTTGGGGATTAGTCGCAGTTCTTTCAGGAATGTTTGGGATCTGCTCGTTTGTGTCGTACTGGTGGGCAGTGGGGATCACTGAGCGTGCCAACGCTGGTGAGATCCGGCGCCTACGCCAGCAGCTGATCCAGCGTGCCGCCGAGGCCGAGCGCCTTGAGGTCAATCGACGTGAGCGCACTGCGCTGAGCGCTGCCGAGATCGATGCCTGGTACGAGCTGATGGCCGAGCTTGAGGATGAGGCCGCCTAATGGATATCCAGCAGACTCTGGAAGCCATTCTGGACACTCCGCTGGGCGATGGCGAGAACCACAGCCACTGGCGCACGCGAGTCATCAAGGACATCCGCCGCGCTTTGGCCAATCAGGTCCAGCAGTCCTGCTGCCACGTCATTGAGGACTCCATCACCTGCCTTCCGTGCTGGTCGGCTGGCGTCATCGTCCGTGGTGGGTCTGACTAATGTGGATCACCAAGGCACAGTGGGAAGCAGCGAAGGCCGACGCCCTGCGGGCTTCTGATCTGGCCATCCAACTAGGCACAGAGCGCCTTGAGGGTTGCAACCTGCGTGCGGAACTGATGCGCGCTCAGGATCTCGCCCGCCAACTAGATGCCCGCCTTGAGTCCACGCGCATGCACATTGCCTACCTTGAAGCCGAACTGACCAAGGCCGCTAAGGCTTCTTGGCGCTGGTCGATGTCCACAACCAAAGGAGACGCTGGTGCTTCCAATGCTTGAGGCCCTAGGCGGCTACATCGACGCCGACGTCCTACCCCGAGTTGAACACGTCAGCCGCGCCTACGTGCGAGAGGCGCCGCCGTGCCGGGATTGGCTGGCAGGCCTGCTGGCCCGTGCTGGATGGCATGGCCGGGACAACGTGACCGCGTGGTCCATTGTGATGCGGGAGTCCAACGGCAGGCCCGAAGTAGGCACTGGTGGTCTCTTCCAACTGAAGGCCAGTGTCTGGGCTGGAACTGACATCTGGCCCGCTGACATCAGTGACCCTGAGCAAAACGCTGCCGCCGCCCACAAGTTGTGGAAGCGTGCTGGCTGGCGCCCGTGGGGTATTACCCAAAGTGGGAATGGTATCGACGCTCGAGACTATTCCGGCTGGGACTCCGCGACCCAATGGAATTGGATCTGGCAGCCCTTCGCCACATGGCGTGCCAAGTATCCGTGCGAGGTGGCCCCATGAAGCTGGACAAGACCGATTTAGTCAAAGTGAAGAACGAGCACGTCGAATCATGCCCACGCTATGGCCTGCTTTGTGAGTGCGAAGACTGCTTACCCCCGGTCTGCCTATGCAACCTAATTGAGGCTTGCATTTTGGGAAGTCCAGAGGACGTGCGAATGGCCTTTTTTGATGCCGTGGAGGCGCTATGAGCCTTGAGCCGGAAGACAACAGCCGTCTAGGAATGGCGCTGGGCATCGCTGCCATCTTCATCCTCTTCTTCCTGCTCTTCGCGTGGTTTGTGGAGTGGATCTGATGGGCAACGTGAGAGTCCTTTTTCCCGTCAAGGAAGAGCCTGCGCCAACTGACCACGATGCGCTCTGCGCGACTCTAAAGGCCGTGGAAGAGGGCTGGGTGGATCGGTACTCACGTCTCTACTGCACGTGCGAATACATCGGTCAGATCCGTGCCGATGAGCGCCAGCAACTCAAGCGCTCAGTTCAAAATCGCACGTCACTGCTTGAGCGCCGCTGGGCCAGTGCCATCACACAGAGCCGCCGCGCCTATCTGCTGGGTCTGACTGCTGCCGTGGACTCCATCGAGTGGGAGCACCTGTGAGTCAGCATCGCAAGCATCGAGGCTATGAATCCCAGCGGATCGTGGCTTCACACTTCGCCGCCAACGGGTGGCCATATGCCGAGCCTGTCGGGGCCGGTCGCACCGGATCCGACATCACGGGAATGCCTGGGCTGGATGTCGAAGTCAAGGCCCGAAGAGGACTGGATCTTCCGTCGCTGCTGCGCCAGCTGGATGATCGAGCAACCCACGGGAATCTTGGCTTCGGCATCCTCAGGCTTGACGGACAAGGCCCCGCCAGCATTGCTGACTGGCCCGTGATCATCCGCCTTGATGACTTCACTGCGCTCTTGCGCGCTGCGGGCTACGGCACATTGGCAGGCCCTGAATGACAGATGAGTTTAGTGCCGTCTGCCCGTGGTGTGGCCTGCGCCGATACGTCAACCGCGCCCGCAGTGCTGGACCGTGCCGCAGCTGCGTGGGAATCCGGGAAGTGGTCGGTCCAACGGACTGGATGGCTCGTGCTCGATGCCGAGGCGAAGAGACGGAACTTTTCTTTGATGAAGCGATGATCAAGAGCCGCAAGTTCTTGGTCTTCTGCCAAGCCTGCCCAGTGCGCAGCGCGTGCGCAGAGTACGCCTTCAAAAACAAAGAAACCTATGGCGTCTGGGGTGGCATGACGCCAATGGAACGCGCCAATGCGCACTTGAAGGCGCCAAAGATTTCACAAACAACACACAACACTGGGGAGCAAGAATGAGATTCACAGCACCAGCAAGAAGGGTGGACAAGGTTGCCTTCGGCAAGCCAACTCACTACTACGTGGACGCCAAAGGCGACCGGATACCCGGCGTCACCACGATCCTGTCCGACGGGATAAACAAGCCCGCGCTGATCAACTGGGCAGCCAACACGACAGCCGACTATGCCGTAAACCGCTGGGATGAACTCGGGGGCCTTGAGGTCTCCGAGCGCTTGAAGCGCCTGAAGAAGGCCCGCTATGAGGACCTCGATCAGGCGTCAAAGCGTGGCACGGAAGTCCACGCGCTGGCGGAAGAACTCGTGCACGGCAGGGAAGTCAAGGTGCCTGATGAACTCCGTGGGCACGTGGAGTCCTACACCCAGTTCCTCGATGACTGGGAGCCGAAGGCTCTGCTGACTGAAGTGACTGTCATCAACTACTCAGTGGGCTATGCGGGGACACTTGACCTGATCTTTGAGTTGCCTAATGGGAAGAAAATTCTGGCGGACGTGAAGACCACGAGGTCAGGCATCTACGGGGAAGTCGCGCTTCAGCTGGCCGCCTACCGTCACGCTGAGGTCTACCTCTCCGCCACTGGCGAAGAGGTCCCAATGCCGCAGGTTGACGATTGCTACGCCCTGTGGATCCGCGCTGATGGGTATTCCGTCATCCCGATGCAGACAGACCAAGCAGTCTTTGACGACTTCCGCCGGGTGATGCAAGTGGTCCGAGTGGCCGAGCGTCTGCCCAGTTACAAGGGCGAGGAATTGCAGGTGGCTCATGTCTGATCTAGTCAGAAGGAACGTGGACTCCTGGGCCGACGTGCTGCCCTCGATTGGGGACCTTGCGGCCAAAGTTGCTGGCACGGACTTCGTGCCCGAGGCGATGCGTGGCAAGCCTGCCGTGGTGGCTGCTGCCATTCTCTATGGCCGGGAACTTGGCCTTGAGCCGATGACCGCACTGCGCTCCATCAATGTCATCAAAGGAACGCCCAGCGTCAAGCCCGAAGCGATGCGCGGAATGGTGCTCGCTGCTGGGCACGACATCCGCTTCCCCGAGATGACAGCGACTCGATGCGTGGCCGAAGGCCGGCGGATTGGCCAAGAGGAATACACGCGAGTTGTCTACTCAATGGATGACGCCAAGCGCGCTGGCCTCTCAGGGTCCAATCAGTACTCCAAGTATCCGCGCCAGATGCTCAGTGCTCGAGCGACTGCCGAACTGTGCCGGCTGATCTTTGCCGATGTCATCGGAGGCCTGATGGCTGACATCGAGCTAGAAGATGACGTGGAAGTCATCCCGTCAGCAGCACCCACGACAGTGGCCCGCCGCAAGACCAAGCAGCCCAGCACACCAGCGCCAGAGACCGAGCCCGTGCTCGAGGTTGAGGAAGATCCCGTCATTGAGGAAGAGATCCTTGAGGCCGAGATTATCGAGGACAAGCCCACTGAGCCAATGACTGCCACACAGGTGGAAGCGTTCATGAACGCGCCAGAGGAGGCCGTCATCGAGGACGCTGGACCTAGTGGGCCAAGCCGTGTCAGAGCGGCTCTGAATGCCGCCAAGGCTGGTGAGACTGGTGCTCAGGTCAGCCCTGAACAGATGGCGGCGCTGATGGCAGGCTTCAACGCCATTGGCATTAGGGACCGTGATCAGCGGCTCAACATTGCTCGAGTGCTGGCAGATCGGGAAACCCTCGACAGTGCCAAAGACCTGACCATGAAGCAGGCCAGCGCAGTCATTCAAGGACTCCAATTCATCCAAGCTGCGGAAGATCCATCCGCAATGATCGAAGGGCTAACGTCATGAGCGCACCCATCTATCTCACAGGCCGATGTGGCACAGAGCCTGAGATCAAATCACCCAAAGGCCCCGTGGTCACCTTCCGAGTTGTGACCAATGGCCGGCGCAACATCGGAGGCGAGTGGCAGGACGTAGACACCAGCTGGTGGTCCGTCGTGGCCTTTGGCTTCACCGCCGAGGGAGTCATTCAAGACCTCCGCAAAGGTGATTTGGTCGTCATCGTGGGCAAGGTCAAGGAGACCTTGTGGGAGAAGGATGGGGTCAAGCA